GCCGTTGCGGCAACGCCGGTCGTGCCGTTGTTGACCGTCGTCTCCAGCGCCGAGGCCCGGCTCGCCAGCGCCGCGTTGCCGCTCGTGACGTTGGTCGTGACCGTCTCCAGCGCCGTCGCACGCGCGAGCAGGCCCGTCGATGGGGTGTCCACGCTCACCTCAAGCGCGTCGATCCGGCTGGCTTCGGCCAGGATGTCGCCGTCGAGGTCCACCACGGCGGACTCCAGCGTCGTCGTGCGCGCCAGAAGCCCGGTCGACGGGGTGTCGACGCTGACTTCCAGCGCATCCAGCCTCGAGCCTGCCGCCGAGGTCTGCGAAGCACGCAGGTCGCGCTCCGAAGCGATCAGGCCGGTCGTGACCGATGCCAGGTCGGTGCCGGTGTAGGCGCCTCGAAGTTGGGTCGCCAGCGTCTCGCGCGACACGGCCTCGGCGCTCACGGCGTCGGCCCGCGCCTGCGCCTCTTGCTCCACGGCAGCCAGGGCCGTTGTCTGGTTGGTCTGGACCGTGGCCGAGATCGTCGTCAGGTCGCGCGCCAGTTGCGCGTCGCCCTCTTGCACCAGCGTCCGCGTCTGCGTGATGGCCGTCCCGCGGTCCTCGGCATCACGCAGCAGCGCCGCGGCACGCTCTACCTGCTCGGTGTGCGCAGCCATCATGGCCTGCAGCGCAGCCGTTGCCGCGTTGTCTTCGTTCAAGCCGATGCGCTCGATCGGCGTGGCCAGGTCGGCGAACAGCTCGCTTGCCGTGATCCTGCCGCTCAGGATGCCAAGCAGGTACTCCACGTCCTGCCCGGTCGTTGTCTGCACGCCATTCGTGCCGCCAGTCGGGCCGGCGCCGTCGACCTGCCGGATGCCGGCCACCGTGACAGCGCCGACCCAGAAATGCGCCTGCTCCCCGGGCTGGGCCGGGATGGCGATGATGTTCAACGGGCCGGTCGCGGTGGCCACCAGCACCGCGCTGGCGAAGGTCGGCAGTGGTCCGGCTCCGGCGTAGATCGCCCGGTAGACCTCGGTGTAGGCGTTCCCACCGCCTGCGGTGTACGTGGGCGCGTCCCACTCGACCAGATGGTGGTAGATCGCGCTGCTCGCAGCCAGGCCGGTGATGGATGACGGCGGCGACAGGTCTGGCGTACCGCCACCACCACCGGACCCGCTGCCGGTGATGACCTGCGTCACCGTGACCGTGAACCCGTCTCCGTCCAGCGCTTCGCCGCGGGTCAGGAACTTGTCGTTCTCGTCGCCCGTGGCGGCCGGCTCGCGCGTGCGCCGCCACTCGTCGACCCGCTGCGCCCAATCCCGGATCTCCGGCAGGTCGGCGCTCGGACTCAGCGGCGGAAGGTCTGAGATGCTCATGGCAGGTCGGCGACCTCTTCGCCGATGAACACGCCCTCGATGGGACCGGTGCCCGTCGCCTGGGCCTGGAACTCGCTGGCCACGTAGCCGCCCGGCAGCCGAAAGGCCTGGTCGTTCGTCACGCTCTTGCCGTTGACGACGAGGTTCCCGTTCGCCCACAGGCTGAACGTCACCGGGTAGGTCGACGCCACGATGCGCGCCGCGCCAGGGTTCGTCTCGTAGGGGTGGCGGACGACCTTGCTCTTGAAGGTGGCCGAGCCGACCGATCCGCTGTCCCACTTGCGCACCGCGTAGGCGGTATCCAGCAGGTACAGGTTCTCGCTGATCGTGTCCTCGAAGACGCCGTAGGCGCCCTGCTCCAGCCAGATGATCCCGTCCGGCTGCAGGGTGTCGATCATGAAGCCCTTGCGGGTGCCGTCGTTGTAGAAGCCGATGTACCAGCGGCCCCAGCTCGCGCCGATGATCGTGTCAGGCACCAGCGCCCGCCACTGAGCCTTGGTCAGCAGCCGTTCGGTCAGGATGAACGTCCCGCGCTCGCCGTGGTAGCACAGACCGTTGTTGCTGGCCCAGCAGACACCGTGCCCGACGCCCTTGACCGATCGCTTGGACACGCAGGCCTGCTTGAAGCGCACCGGGGCATCGGCCATGCCGCCCGGCGTGGTGCCAAAGGCCACGCGCGGAATGCCGGTGGTGGCGATGAACCAGTTCGAGCCCCAGGTAGCCGTGCCGACGATCTGCTCGGGCACCGTGCGTCGGTACTCCACCGGCCAGGCGTGCGGGCTGTTCGGCACGCACACGAGGTACTGCTTGGCCGTGTTGCCGCCCAGCATGCCGTTCCACAGTTCGATGATCCCGGCCATGTCGTCGGGCGGCACCAGCCACGCGGGCTTGGTGGTCGCGCCGCCAGTCTGCAACACCGCGCCGCGCGTGCCGGTGTCGGTGGCCGAGGTCGACGCGACAGCGATTTCCAGGCAGCGCTGGAACGACCCGCCACTGACGGACACGTAGATCCTGCGCAGCGTGATCCCGTGCGAGCCAGAAGGCATCGGGTCGAAGGTGTCGAGGTCCACGGTGGACCCGCCCAGCACCTCGATGGTCGTCGAGATGCCGGGCGCGCTCTCGTCGCCATTGGAGCGAACGAAGGTGTCGACGTAGACCCGCGTCTCGGTCGGCCCACCGCCGGCTGTGTCCAGCGTGGCAGCCATGGCCGCAGTCGGCGCAGGAACACCCAGGTCGATCGTCGCGGTCGGGTACGGCGCGGAGCCCAGGTAGGTGTTGTTCGTGAAGGCCGGAATGCTGCCGGCCCGGGTGATGTAGGTCCGCTCGGTCGTGTCGCCGGCCAGCGGTGAGCGCGCGAAGTCGGCGTCCACGTTGTAGGCCAGCCAGTAGGCCGTGTCGCTGGGCGCGTCGCGGCCCATGCGGTACAGGCTGATCTGCTGCGTGGCGTACCCCGTGAGCGTGTGCACCACCGAGGCCGCACGCTGGCCGCGGAAGTCGCCTTGCGTCGCGTCCAGATTCAGCGCGTTGACGCCGATTCCGTCCGGGAGCAGCTTGGGGTTGATGCTGCCGTTGGCGCCCTTGAACGCCTGCAGCGACAGGATCATGCTCATACCGGCTGGACCTTCAAGCCGCGGCGCTTCACGGGCCCGGCGGCTGTCGACGCAGAGCGCACGGCGCGGTCGAAGCAGTCTTTCAGGCGCATGTAGGCCGCCGGGTTGCTCCAAGGCTTGTTCGGCTGCGCCACCAGAGATGCCGCGGCGTGAGAGGCGATCTCGCGGCCCCAGCGGTCGAACAGCGCCTGCGGGATGCCAAGCGCCCACGGCGCAGGGATGAAGCTCACCGTGCCGACGACGGCCGCGCTGCCCGTGGTCGGCGGTGGCGAGAGCCGGGCGATGGAGCCGGGTTCGACCGCGATGGTCGGCAGGCCGGCGGTGTCTCCGGGCTCGTCACCGTCTTCACCGGCCGCGTCGCGCACGGTCAGTTCGTCCGTGCCCAGCCACGCCGAGTGAATGCGCAGCACTTCGGCGTTGGCCTGCGACTGGAGCTGGTAGGTCTCCTGGCTGGCCACCGTCGTGAACAGCGTCCCGCGAGCCGAGCGCCACGCATGCGAGAGCCTGAAGAACTCCTTGGCCGCGGTGCGAACATGCTGGTCGATCAGCCAGACAGGGCACTCCTTGGCCTCGTCGAGAACGAAGGCGTGGAACTGATCCCATGTGGCGTAGCCTGCGGCAACCTCGACCACGAGTTGCGCCACGATGACGTGCGTTGCCCCGTCGTCGTCGGTGGCGCTGACCGTGATGGTGTAGACCGCACCGGCCACACCTCCGGTGATGGCCTGAAGCACGGTCAGCCCGTCGATGGAACTCGCCCCGGAGAGAACGGCAGTCGGGTTCGCGTCGTAGGCGCCACCAGCCCAGGCGATTGCCACGCTGCGCGACACCAGCGCCGAGCTGGTCTTGGCCGAGAAGTCGAAGGTGGCAGTGTTCGTCTCCCCCGTGAGCTTCGGCCCAAGTAGAGAAACACTGTTGCCGGAGATGATCATTGAGCGCTCCATCGGCCGGCTTTGCCGCCAGCCGTCAGGGAAACAGGAACCGAGGCGGCCGATGTCTGGTCGACTGCGCGCCAGGCCGATGACGCCGCCGATGCGCTCGTGGCGCGCTCCGCGGGAGATGTTGTGCGTCGAGCGAGTGCCGTCGTGGCGGCGGCGAACGCGCGGGACAGCCATGCCCGGTCAACCGGCTGCAGCTCATCGCCATGCGCCGCAGTCCATGCGGACCAACCTGCGCCAGCGAATGGGCCAGGCCGCGCCACCGGCGCCGCCGGAACCGTGATGTCCGGTGTCAGCCAGTAGGCAGGAACGCCAGCGACGTGCCAAGTAGGCCTGCCATCAGGCGAAAGGTCAGGGGCGTCTTCGACCCATCCCCACGCACTGCCCCAGGCCCCACCCCATGCGCCGCCCCATGCGTCGATCAAGGTGTCGTCCTGAAGATGTCGCCCGGGTAGACCCCGGTGCCGTAGATGGTCTTGGCATTGACCTTCTTCACGTCCACCCCTGGCGGCGTGGCGTTCATGGCGGCCAGTACTGCGGCGGCGATCTCCCCCGCTGTCGGCCCGCTGGAGCCTCCGGTGGCCACCTCGATCAAGCCCGCGCTGTTGCCGATCTCGATGGACACTGAGTTTGCGTTCATGCGGTCGGCGATGTTGTGGTTGCCGCCGACCACGCGCACGCGGTAGCTGCCGTTCTCGAACGTCACCGTGTACGGCGCCAGGATCTCGAAGGTCTGCGCGTAGCTCGTGCCCGAAAGTGTCACCGGCGCGTTGCGGCGGTGCGTGTCCGGGAAGCCCATGCCCTCCTCGCTGTCCTCGATGTCCTTCAGCGCCAAGCGAAACGTCTCGACGTTCAGCTCGTACACGCCGGCCGACACGATGCTCAGGTCCGCCAGAGGGACCGAGATCACCTTGGTCGACCAGTCGATGCTGATGGCCACGCGCTACCCCGATCAGGCGTCCGTCAGCCGCTGCACCGCCACCGACCCGCCGGCCACGCCCAGCGTCGCCACGCTCTCGAAGGTCTTGGTCGGGCTGGCGCCGCCGTCGCGCCTGCGCACGAAGAGCGCACGGTCGCTGGCGTAGGTCGTCTGGAAGGCGGCCGTCGTGGCGTCGGCCAGCTTGTCGACGTAGCTCACGTAGCAGTTCGCGCCGTTGGCCGCGTTGTTGCTGCTGAAGTCGGTGGACGCGATGGTGAAGGTCGAGCCGGCCCATGCGCTGTAAGCGTGCCGCGAGTAAGCCCCGTTGGCGCGCAAGATGCGGATGCTGCCGCTGGCCGGCGTGTCGGCAGGGATCGAGCCGTTGACCACAACAGCCGTGACGGCCGCGCCGCTCAGGGCGCCATTGAGGGTGAACTGGTCGACGTCCAGACCGCCCGCGCCGTCTTCCGGCCCGACCAAGATGTAATCCTCCCCGCTCACCAAGCCGGTGACGGTGAACGTCACCAGGTTCGGCGGCGTTCGCACCGTGCCGGTCAGGTCGGTGAGCCGGTCGTTGACGCTCAGGTCCGTCGTCTCCAGGCCCAGGCCGTAGGCGCCGATCAGCGCCGAGCCGGTGCTCTGCCCGCAGAACGGGAATGACAGCGGCCTCTCAGTGCTCGGCGTGCCCGCCGCGGCCGTGACCGTGGCCGCCCCCACCGTGATCGTCTGCCCGGCGATCGGCGCCGAGCCAGTCATCACCTGAATCCACAGCTTCGTGGCCGTGCCGGCACTGTCGCGCGCCAGCACCTGTCCGGTGCCGGTGGGCCAGGATGCGGCGACGCCCTCGGCCACCGTGCCCGTGCGCGGCGTCGTCACCGCCACCTCGTGCGTCACGCCGCGGAACAGCTCGCCGCTCAGGCCGTACAGCGTCTCGGCAGACCCGCGGCGGGTCAGCCACTTCAGGCGCTCGTAGAACTGGTTGATCGTGCGCGATCCGCGGTCCCACTCGCCGTAGTACGGCTCGGGCGTGGCATCGTCGTTCACGTCGATCAGCGCATAGCCAGCCGTCACCAGGGCCACGTCCGACCAGGTGGCCACCGTGCCCACGGCCGTGGCGTTGTTCAGGTCGGCAGCGGCCACCAGCGCGGCCACGTTCACGCCCCGGCCGGTGCCGTTGACCTTGAACTCGCTGAACTGCTTGCCCCATTCGCGCGTCTGGAACAGCAGCCGCCGGCCGTCGATGTCCGCGCCGCCGGTGCGCACCTTGACCATGAAGCGGTGGCTCACGCCGTTGTCCGGGTCCGGGTTCAGGCCCAGCGTGGCCGCGCCGTCAGGTGTGCTGTTCCAGAAGTCGCTGGCGATCAGCGCGCCGTTCTGCACCACTTCAACATGCGTGCCGGCCGGCGCGATCACCTGAGCGCCGTCGTAGATCACGTCGCCGCCGGCCTGGATGATCGAGCCGGCGAACAGGTGCTCGGCGGCCGTGTCGTCGATGTTGTAGCCGTTGACCAGCTCGATGATGGTGTCGAACAGCTTGTCGCTCGGCGTCTCCTTGCTGATGTCCAGCAGGTCGTCTCCGGTGGAGCCGGCATCGTCGGCCAGGTCCTGCAGCCAGCGGTGGAACTGCAGCACCGTGTAGTACCCGGCGCCGGCCGCGCCGTGCGCCGCGCCGATGTACCGGATGTCCTTGTCGGCCTGGATCTCGAAGTCGTCGGCGATGGCCATGGTTCAGTCCTCGATCTGTGAAATGAAGGCGCTCACACCGTCTCGCGTCATCGACGCCTGGGTGTCAAAGACCTTGTAGGGGGGAGAGCCCGATGCGTTGCGCACGGTGATGCTGACCTGCATGGGGTTGCTGAACACGGGCAGGCCTGCGACCACCACGTCAATCAGCCCGGAACCCGCAGCCACGCCGGTTGCAAGCTCGGCGCCTGTGCTGGTGCGCGTGATGCGGTAGCGGCTACCAGCCACCACGTTCTGCAGGGTCAGGTCGGCGAAGAACAGCGGATCGGTAGGGAGCCTGAACGCGCCAAACGACGTGCCGCCCCAGCCCGGCGCCGTGAAGCCCCGAGGCAATGGGCAGAAAGCCCCAAAAGGCGCAGGGACGGAGACAGACATGGCTTACTCGGTCTGCACGTCAGGACAGGCCAGAATCATCTCCGATGCGCCAGACGATGCCGCTACGGTGCACAGCTTGACGAGTATTACGGTGTCCTTCTTGACACTGCTCGGCGTAGTGACTTCTAGCTTCTTGGAAACAAACGAGATGGGGCCGTAGTAGTCGGCCGACCAAGCGGCGCCAGCAGGCAGCGCCGCACCTGCGGTGCTAGCCTTGCCGGAAAAGAACCTCGTCTCTCCGGTCGACGCATCCACATAGGACACTTCGATCCAAGTGTTCTGCGTGTCAAGGTCAGGCGCGTAGGTGTTCGTGACTTGCAAATCAAGCCGCAGCGTCAATACTGCCGCATCCGCGGTGTAGAGCTTCATGGCGACCGGGAAGCTCATGGGCTCCAGTAGCGTCGCGCCAACCGGAAGAAGCTGCCAAGACCAACCTGTCGCCCCCGAATCTGGAAGCGTCGCGTTCAGGTAAGGAAAGTTGCCGTCCACGCGGCTGTTCGCATACCCCCATCTGGCACTGGAAAAGACGCCAAACTTGTCATCGGCCGCCGCCATGTCCACCGCCGTCCGACGAACTGCTGACATGTCGCCAAAGACCGGAACAGCCGGTGGAACCTTGAACCCGTTGGAGCGGAAGAAAGTGCCAAACTGCGCGTCGTTGAAGTGGCTCACCAGCGCCGTAGTCGAGTCCGCCCCAACGCCAAATAACCGACCGCCGACCAACTCCACGGCGGAGCCATACGTGTTCAGCAGGAAGATGCCTTTGAAGCCGGAACCAGTCGATGCGGTCTGCTCAAACTCCTGGTCAAAGAACCGCGGTCGCATCGCAAAGGAGTCGTTCAGGAAGATGACCCCGTAGCGGCACGGCAGGCGGAACTTGATCCGCCCGCGGCGGAGAACGCCGGAGGCCGACATGTAGCCCGGCTCGCTCCCGGTGTTGCCCTGCGACAAGTCGATAAGGATGCCGTCGAGGTCGCCTTCGGCCGAGCCGTAGTTGACGAGGAAGCCGTCCAAGGTGTTGCGCACGATCCAGTTCAGCCGCGTCTTGGAGATGAAGCGGTTGTTCGGGCGGAACCAGAAGGCGTAGTTGCCGGAAGTGCTGAAGGTGAGAGTGCCGTTGATGCCAGACCAGACGTCGCCTGCGTCAAGCACCCAGGTGATGGGGCTGCCGGCGGTGGCTGCCGAGCTGCCGAAGTTGATGCCGGCCGAGTAGGCCACGGCGACGTCGTCGCCGCCTGCGGTCTTGCTGCGGATCGTGACCGTGTCGCCGGCACCGAGCGACCCATACGCCGGCGTGGTTCCGGTCATGATGTTTATGTTGTTCCAAGCGCCAGCAGCCCCGTTGCTGGCCGCCTCCGCGCTGCTGGTGCCGTCGCCGTTGAACGTGGCGCCGTGGATGATGTACTTCTCAGCCACGCCACACCTCCGTCTCGGTCGGCTCGGTGTTCAGAATCGCGTCGACCTGCTGTGTCGTGAGACGCAAAGGCAGCGGCACGCCGTCAACCTGCGCCGTTGCGGGCACGCCATCGCTGCCAAGCCACATGACGCCATCCATCGTCTCTGGTAGGCGCAGGTCAACGTAGGGCGACGCATCGACGCGCACCTGAAGGCGCTGCAACGATGCGGCCAGGATGGCGGGTGCGCCGCTGTTGATGACCGCGCGAAGTGCGATCTCGTTGTTCACCGGGAAGCGGTTCCAGAACGATCTTTTGGTGATCGTCCACGGGCCGGAATACACCGTCGGCTCGCCGGCCTCGTTAAGTTCGCCGTGATCGAAGTCGACCAGGGTGTACGCGCCCTCGATGACGCTGGCCGCCGCGTAGCGGTGGACCTCGATGCCATCAGACTTACGGGTGACGGAATAGACAGGCATCACTGAATCCTTGTGCCAAACCTCGCACACACCGCTTCCAGGGCGCGCAGGTCGAAGATGTGGGGCTCGCGCAGGCCCAGGATGGCCGCGGCGACCTCGCTGCAGAACCACCGCTTGCGTTCGTGGCCGAGAGGCGGGAGCACGACGCCCAGCAGGCCGAGCACGTCGTACTTGGCGCCGGAGTGCTCTGCGCACCACTGCACCGGGTCGCGCTGCGCCTCGATCTCGTAGATGCGCCACTTCTCGGCCGGCAGCGGCATGTCCTTGCTGCGCACGCCGCCGTCGAGGAACGAGGACGACACGCACCAGAACGACCGCGCGAACTCGCGCGTGGCCACCTCGCAGTGCGCCGAGTCGCCTCCGCGCAGCAGGCACACCAGGCGCGCGAACAGGCGCCGGTCGCCGTAGCGGAAGGCGATGCGGGCGATCATGCCGCACCGCCCTTCGTGGTGTCGGCCGCCTCGTCGAGCAGCGCGTGGTCGGTGTCGTCCATCCACCGCTGCACCTCGCGCGGGTCGGCCTCCACGCTCACGGCATCGCTGCGCTCTGCGTGGCGGCTGAACCAGCCGCGGGCCTGGCGCAGCAGCCGACGCAGCAGGCGGTCGGCGGCCTCGGTCACGACACCAGCTTCCAAGCCGGCAGCGCAGCCGTGCCGATCAGCGTCAGCATCAGGCCACCCAGCACGATGACGATCGCGCGCTTCATGGCTCAGGGCTGCCCGGCCGCTTTCGCGTCACCCGTGGCCGCAAGCGTCAGGATCGCCTTGTCGCGGAAGCCCAGCGCCTGCATGAACAGGCCCCAGTAGCTCGCGGCCATCTGCGGGCTCTTGGCGTAGGTCGCGTCCTTGCTGTAGAACGAGAACAGCATGAAGAACTGCAGCGCGTTGCCGTAGATGTCGTCCAAGCTGATCGTGTCGGCCAGGCTCGCCAGTTCTGCCGGCGCGGCCGAGTAGATGACTTCCAGCTTCGTGCCGGCGGTCTTCGGCGGGTAGATGTAGAAGGCCTTCGGGTCGCGCTCGTCGAAGATCCAGTGCACCGCGTCGGCTGCCGCCGTGGTGGAGTGCCACCCGGGCAACTGCTCGTCGAACTGCACCCGCTCGCGCTTGGTCAGCGCTCGGCCCGGCGTGGTGCCGTCCGAGGCGAAGTTACGCGGCACGTCGACCACGGTGATTCCATCGGTGATCGACAGCCCGGTCAGCGTCTGGCGCGTGCCGGCAACGATCGTGGCGATGGTCGACTTGGTGTGCGACTTCGGGAGCTGGTTGACGCACTCGCGCTGGCCGTCGTTGATCCACAGCAGCGCCTCGGCCGGCGTCCATCGCGTCGCGGTGGAGCCAGTCGGTTCGTTCACCTTCGTCCACGCCCGGTCGGCGATGTTCTGTCCGGTCAAGGTCGGCATGGCTTCACTCCTGCTCGGCGGCCGTCTTCACGGCGTCGACGATGGCTTGGCGGCGCTTGTCGCCCTTGGCTCGCATGTCGACCTTGATGCCGTGCGGCTCCAGGTTGGTCTTCACCCACTCGGCCAGCGCGGCGTCGTCCATCGTGTCGAGCACGAGGTCGCCTTCCGGGCCTTGCAGAACGAACTTCGGCTCGGAATTCACGGGCTCGACGGGTTCGGTCTTGGTGACGGGTTGCGGCGCGGCGTCGGCGGCTTGGCGCCACACGGCGTCGTACTTCAGCAGCGTCGGCGCCGCGCCATCGGGAACGTCCTGCACGTCGCCCTGGCCGTGCCACCAGATGCCGGTGCCGGCCACGTTGTCCTGCTTCGCGGGCTTGCGCCCGATGTATTCGATTCGCATCGGTTGCTCCAAAAGAGCGGGCCCCGAGGTTTCCCCCGGGGCCCGAAGTGACCGCCCTCGCTGGCGATCAAGGAGACGCGGAAAGCGTCAGCTCAGGCCGATGAAGGCCCCGGAACCCTGCACGTAGAGGCTGGGCGTGCCGCTGACGCCGGTGGCCGCAGCGCTGACGCGCATCACGATCTCCACCGGCTCGTCGAACTTCACCGGCTCGAACACCAGTTCCTGCCACGCGGTGGTGGCCGCGCGCAGGGTGGTGGTGTCGTTGGCGAAGGCCTCCAGGCTGCTCACCGCGCTGCCGGGCTGCTTGCCGCGGTAGCCGATGTCGTGGGTCAGCGTGGTGCCGGTGTCGAAGTCGCCGCCGTAGAAGCGCAGCGTTTCGAGCCGCACGCCGGCCGGCACTTCGAGCATCACCACGATGTCGTTGAGTGCCAACGCCGCCGAGGGCGTCACCTTGTTGCTGTCGAGCCAGGCACCGACGGTGCCCGTGGACAGGGTGGGAGCGCGCCCGCTTTGGGTGCCTTTGTAGGTGGCCATGTGGCCCTCCTTTCCTTCAGGTTGTGGGTTGGATCACAGGCCGACGCGACGCACCGCCGCATCGATGGCGATGACGCCGTGGTCGGTGGGCTCGACGTTGCCGTCCGCGTCCTTGAACGCGAAGCGCAGCTTCGTCTCGCCGCCCATCCACTCGCCCATCGCCTCGTGCTTGGAGTTGTAGTCGTAGACCCGCTCCTTGAACGAGGCCGTCATGCCCGAGGAATCGTTGTTCCCCTGCAGCACGGCGAAGGCCTGCGCGCCCATGAAGATGCCCCGGCTGACCCGGTGCGTCGTCGTGAACCCGGCGCCGATGGTGGCCGTCGTCTCGGTGGCCGTGTAGCGGTTGGCCGACGTGATGATGGCCGGCGTGTCGCCGGTGTCGAAGCCGATCGTGTACTCCATGGGGCGGATGACGATGCGGTTCCACATCACCACGTCGCCCATGAACAGCGGGTGCTTCTTCAGGCCCATCAGGTTCGCGCGCTCCATCGCCGCCGCCTGCCACGCGCGGATGTTGTAGCCCGCGGTGGTGTCGGTCAGCAGCGTCTGGTACGCCACCGGGTCCAGGTACAGCACGCCCCGGATCGGCTGGTAGTTGGCCGCCGGATCGTCGGGCAGACGAATCGGCTGCACCTTGAACTCCAGCGAGTCCAGGTACTCGGCCAGCGCGTCGACGTGCGACAGCTTCCAGGTGTCGGTGTTGTCGATGCTGCCGAGCTGCGCGCCACCCTGCACCAGCGAGTTGCCGTCGATGACCAGGTGCCGGTTGTAGGTCGGGGCCAGAACCGGGTTGACCATCTTCTTGGCGAACTCGGACGCGCTGGACTGCGCCACGGTCTTGATGTGCCAGGCCTTGCCGCGCTGGCTGCCACGCGCGCCGGCCAGGTGCACCAGCGTGCGGCACCACAGCAGGCGCGGGAAGTAGCCCATGAGTTGGGCCATCGCCATCGAGCGCAGGTTGATCTTCGTGCGCTGGTCGATCATCTTGCCGGGGCTGGCGTTGATGACCTTCGAGGCCAGATCGATCTTCGCGTCCATCGAGCTGATGTCCACGTTCTCGCCGCGGCCCTCGCGCATCTCGTCGCCCATGATCGGGTCGCCGCCGAGCGTGTCGTAGGCTTCGATCGTGATCTGGGTTCCGGCCTTGGCCGCGGCCAGGTCGGTGACGAGGATGCCCGGGAGTCCGGGGCTGGACTGCTGCTTGACGGTCGCTTCGGCAGCGGACTGCTTGGGCGGCTTGCCCACCAGGGGCGTGAGGTCGGTCGGCGTTTTCAGCGCCACGGCGGTGAGTGCCACCGACTCCTTGACCAGCGCGAAGTTGCTGGTGTCTTGAACCACGGTTGTCATGGCTCCGTCCTTTCAGAGATTGAGATCAGTAGGACAGCCCTGCAAGTGCGCGCAACTGCTCTTCCGTCATCCCTTGGGCGGCATTCATCATGTCGATCGTCGACATGCCTTCCATGCCCTTCGCGGTCGCCGTGGGCGTGCCGCTGAAGTCCGTGAGAGTCGGGAGAGCGGCGTCGCGCACCGCGGGCTGCTGTGTGGGTGCGGCCGGCTGCGTCGGCGCCGCGCTGGTGAGCGCAGGCGCAGGCGCAGCGGCCGGGATCGGGATGCCGAATTCATCGGCCAGCGTCTTCTGAACGTGGCCGAACCGCTCGGCCGCGCTCTTGCCCTTCCACGCCGGGTCGTTGCGCAACTCGTTGTCGAGTTGCACCGCCTCCTGCCAGGCTCGACCGCCCTTGGCCTGCCACTGCGCGAGCAGCGGGTGCCGGTCGATCTCGTCCTGGATGGACTGACGCGCCGCGGTGTCGTCCTGCGCAGGCGCGGCGGCTGCGGCCGGAGCCTGGGCCACTTGCTTGCGCAGGTTCTGGACCTCGGCCGCCAGCGCGCGGGTCAGCTTCACCTGGGCTGCGACCTCTGGAAAGTCCGTTTCCAGTTCCGCAAGCCGGGCGTCGTCGATCCCGTCGCTGATGGCCGTGTCTGCAGCGGCGTCGTCCTGGCCCGCGTTGCGCGCGTCGAGTTCGGCCTGGAGGGCCTGTGCTCGCTCGTTCGCTTCACGGGCCGCGGCTTCGGCCAGTTCGCGCGCCTGGCGCTCGCTGGCCGCGCTCTGGCGTGCCGTCTCCAGCACGCGGAAGGGCATGAAGTGCTTGCCGTCGCGGGTCAGCACCCCGTCGACATTGGGCTCTGCGGTCGGTTCGGCAGCGGCGGCCGGGGCGCTGCTTTCCGCCTGGGCCGGCGCAGCGGGGGCTGCGGCTGGCGCCTGTGCGGTGTCGGCCTGTTGCTGGCTGGCGGATGCGTCCTCGCTTCCCTGCCCACCTTCGGCACCTTCGGCGTTGTAGCCGAGCAGTTCCATGTAGGTGTTGGGGTCCGTGAAGTCCGCGTCCTCTCCCAGCCCGTCGATCCGTTCCTGGAGCTTCGTGTCGTTCATCGTCATCTGCGGTTGCCTCGATATCGCTCGGGGTTTGCGAAACGACAAAGCCCGCGGTGATCGCTCACGCGCGGGCTCTGTCTGCGGTTGCCGGCTGGTACGTCACCCCAGCGTGCCGGCGCCGCTGGGGGCGAATCTGTTCTAGGCCTGCGCCGCCTCTTGCAGCGCGTCCTCGATGTTCCTGTCCTCGTCGTTTGCCGCGTCCTGCGGCTGGGCGAGTCGCGCGCCGATCTCTTCGACGCGGGCATGGTTGAGTTCTGCAGCGCTGGCCTTCTGCTGCGCGCTGGCCTGCTTCTCGGCGATCTCGGCCGCCATCGCGGCCTGCTGCGCCTGGCCAGCGGCTGCTGCGGCCTGCTGTTCCTGGCCAGCCATGCGCTCGAAGTCCTCGTCGTCGAGGTCGGTCGGCTCGGGGATGCCCGCCTTCTGGCGAATCCACTTCGCGTACAGCGGGCCGTTCTCGACCTCGCTGTTCTCCAGCATCGCGGCCACGATGACCGGGCGGCTGATCGGGTCGTTGCCGACCTGGGCCGCCATGTTGGCCAGGTTGATCTGCTGCTGCGCCTTGTAGGCCGCGGTCGTCGGGATGTCGCCAAGGCCGACCCGAACCGATGCGTCTTCGACGTGGTTGACCGGGATTCCGCGCTCATCGAAGGTGTTGAGCACGACCTGCCGGCGCTTCTTGCCGGTGCCGGCTTCGAGCACGAGATTCGGGTCGCGCAGGTCTTCGGCGATCAGGTCCACCATCAGCTCGCCCACGGCCTGCCTTGACGTGCGGTAGTTGTCGCTCGTCTCTCCGAGGCTCATGGTCGACTGCTCGACCAGAGAATTCAGCGCCACGCCGGACTTGATCCCGTCGCCGCCATTGCCCAACAGCGCGTTGTAGATGCCGGGCACGTCCTGGATCAGTTGCCGCGCGTCCATCATGACCTCGGCCTGCTCCTTCTGGAGCTGGATGTTCGAGTTGATGACCAGGCCGTTCTGACCGTTCTTGCGGTTGGCTTCGAGCACGAACATCGCATCCGGGCGCATCGCCTCGCGCGCCACGTCCAGAAAGTTGTTGTGCTCTTTGTCCAGCGCGTCGTTGTCGACGAACACCTGCTTGGCCTTGAGCAGCCAGAGCAGGCGCGAGCGACGCTCGTTGAACTCGTCTTGCGGGCCGATCATCCCGTGCACCAGGCCGTAGGGGCTGCGGTCGTCGTCGCACGAGTAGCAGATGAACGGCACCAGCGGGAAGCGCCGTCCGCGCAGCGCCACGTCGTAGAGCCGGAACGGACCGGCGAACATGGCATGCCGGACCTCGAAGCTCGGCCCCTTGACCAGCTTCGCCGCACCGGCCTTCGCCAGCGTGACGTGCAGCGGGTTAGCCGGGTTGAAGCGCACCCTGCGCGTGCCGTAGGCCAGAGCCGTGATGACCTTCGGCACCTTGTAGTAGACCGAGTAGAACCGGATGCGCTTGCGCAACGAGTTGTCCAGCCACTCTTCTTCGAGCCGGCTGAACGAGCGCCGCGTGCTGTAGATCGACTCGAATCGGTCCTGGCTCACCAGCATCGTGCGCGCCATCGCGTCGGTGATCGGGCCCGAGTGGCAGCCGTAGGACAGCATCTCGCGGTGCTGCGGCATCTGCGTGATGGCCTCGTCGAGATCGACCCAGCGCTGCCGCACGATCCAGCGGCCGTCCGATCGGTCGGGCAGCTTCGCGCGCCAGTCCCACCAGACTTCGTTTCGATGGACCGCGGTGCAGCGGTAAGGGTAGGCCAGCGGGTCGGGATCGCGGCTCACCTCGACCCAGCCGATGCCAGTTCGCAGTTGCGACGAGTAGGCTTCGCTGACAGCCATGTCGGTGCGCGCCTCGCGCTGCGACTCGTGCAGCCGCTCGTTCAAGACGGTCGCCACGTCAGCGAACACGCGGGTGTCGGGCTCGACCTTCCAGCTCAGACGGGTCTTGGCTTCCTGGCCAAGCGCGCCGTTGATCGTGCGCTGGATCAGGTTCGTGATCGACAGCGGCTCGCCGAGTTCGATGCTGCGACGCACGCGCTCGGCTGACGCCTGCTTGTGGTCGTAGTAGTCGGCGCACTTGTCCGCCTCGGATCGCCAGTTGGGCTCGTGCTCCATGTCGCCAAGCAGGCGCTCCAGGTCGAGCAGCCTCATGCCGACGCTCCCTGCGGCAAGGTCGCGCGGGTCTTTCATGTCCATGTGCGACCTCTCAGTTGTAGCGTTCGCGGGCGCGGAAGGCGATGGCCTGCTTCTTGTCCTGCGGGGTGGACTTCGTGGTCACGGCCTTGCCTTCGCCGCCACCCATGACCAAGTACTGGCCAGCCTCGCATGGATGACTGAAG